CAGTCAATTCACGACCTGCAATCATATAACTAATTGAGTTCACCAACGCTCCGTGTATTGGTGACTCATTGTAAAGTTCAATCAAGTATTGTGGAAAGGCATTGCCCTCTCCATAGTTAACCCATCCCTTTCTATCTTCTCTCTCAATGGGATCAATTTTAACGTACTTGGCCATCTCTATTTGAGTTGCTCCAATGCGTTGCTTTATTTCGTCAATGTTAGCCATTGTATTCGATGTCATTAGGTATGGTTAGGTTCGGTTGGTCAAAATATTGAGTGAGCGCAGTGAATTCAATGAATCCACGCTTCAATTCTCCAACTACAACAGCATCCTCAGGATCTAAGTTAGTACTTGAATTTTGACCATAAATAATATAATTGTAACGACCGCTTTGAGTGATAAGAATACTACCATTCTCCGCATCATCTGTATCAGTGCTCACGCTCAAAGTAGTTATTCGCTCATTGCTATCAACTAAGATAGGAATGACCGCAAATAGTTGTAATGTAATCTCATTTTGTAAGATTAACAGATAGTCCGTAAACGGAGGTAAAAGCAAAACCCCCTCTTCTAATGAAAGAAGAAGGGTTTGCGATGCAGTATTCGTCTGTAAGTAATTCATCTACTTACAAAGATAATTAAATAGTTGGTGCTACAACAGTGATTCCTGCGAAGTTATCGAAAGGAACAGATGTGAATGACTCCAATCTGTAAGCCTTATTCTTTTCTTCTGCAGTCAGTGTAATGGTATATCCGTTTAGATCACCCTTCGCAACTCCAGTAGCGGTAGTCATTGCGGTAACTTCAGCACCATCAAAACGACCAACCATCCAGATGTTATTGTTGTTATCTTGAACAAAAACAATGAGACGATTTTTACCGACCAATTCCAATTGCTTTCTACGTGCAGCAGTCAACGCAAAGAATGTAGCGGTTACAGTCTGAGTGTAGAAAATTGTTCCATTCTCAACGCTTGATGCTACTTCCTCGCTAAAGCTACCAGTATGCTTTGGGCAAATGTATTTATATATGGTTGCAGTAGGCAAACCATTTACTTCTTCTGCGCCATCAATACTGATATTACTCAAAAAGTCAGCGTGCTGTTGCAAGTATATTGCTTTGATTCCACCGATTGTATCTTTGCAATCTAATAGAAATCCTGCGGTTAATTCACAAGCCATAATTTTATATTTTTTTTTATTAGTTAAAATAAAGGGAAGGCAGACCTAACCACCTTCCCCTTTACTTGTGGTTATTATTATGCGTTGTAGCAATAAACAACGTCACCCAATACACCTACTTGAACTCCTACACGGAATCTCATAGCCATACGTACGTTATCAGATGCATCAGTCAAAGTCATGTCAACTACTCTTACTTCAGCGAAGTCAGAATTTGCATCTACACCTACAAACATATTTGAAGGTTGTGCTGCGATTACTGTTCCGTTGCTAATTCCAGGACATACATAAATGTCGTATCCGTTGAACTGCAAATTGAAATCTGAATAAGCTTGGAATTGTTGCAAGTAACCATCTGCAGCAACCGCTTGGCGATAGAACTGAGCAGTTTGTCTGTTCATATACAACTTAGTCTCAGGCGAACCAATCAATGCAACTGGCAAGTTGTTGATTACTTCATTCAAGTTATCAATTACAGTACCAACTGCCATAGCTCCAGCATTCCAATCATTACGGTAGTAAGTACTTGCTACGTTAACTGTTTTCTCAAATCCGTTGAATGCAGGATAAGTAGAACCAACAGTTGTGTTGCCTTGCCAGATAGTGAATTCGATGTTTTCAGCAACTTTTGCAGCAGCATAACCGATCAAGAAATCAGAGAAATTTGCAGGAACTACATCATTGATAAATCCACGACCAGTTTGAGACGCTTCCCAATCACGTGCAAATTCAGCTTTGCAAAGTTCCAAGTTTACTTTCAAATCAGATACAGTCAATACTGACTCATCCAAATTCAATGATCCTGCTTGAGAAAAGTCGCAAGATGCAGCTTGTACCAAAGATGCCGCATTTGACAACTTCTTCATTACAGCCTTGTACTTTACACCTTCTTTTAGTGTTACATAATTTTTAGCTAAAGTATCTCCTGATAAGATAGCTGCGTTGATGTATGGCAACGCTAATTCACCTGTGTAGGTTGAACTGTTGATTGATAATGAATCAGCCATTTTTCTTTTTTATTTTTTATTTGTATTTGTTTATGATTGAGAAGATTCTGTTTTTAGAATCCATTTTAGCCAAATCAATTGGTGCGCTTTGAGTAACTGCAACTGACTTCTTCACGCTATCTGTAGCGGGTTGTTTGCTCATCTTTTCGATAGCAGAAGAAAGAGTTTCTTTTTCAGCGTTCAATGATGCAATCTTAGCCTCAAAAGCCTCCATCAAAGAATTGATTGTTGACTCGAATTCTTCACGGCTAACACCATCGAAAGCAGCTTGTTCTTCCTTTTCAATTTCGATTTCAACCTTTGGCTCTTCTTCCATTGGTTCTTTGATTTCAGTGATAAGTCCACCACTTACAACAATCATTTTACCTTCAGCAGTTGTGTGTTCTCCATCGGGAGCAGGAACGGGATTGCCGTCTGCATCCATTACGAAAAGTTCGCTACCTACTGCGAATTCAGCATCTGGAGAATATACCTCAGTGCCATCGGCAAGAATGGCCATCGCCATTTGTGCTTCTTTTGTTATTTCTCCGTCAGCTGACAATTGAATGCCAAATGCTTTCAATCTATCTGCGTACTTAGAAACAATTTCTGTTACTTTGTTCATATCTACTTTTTTGTTTTTCTACCTATTAGTAGCAAAACACCTACTTTTGTTCCGCATAGTTTTCGTTTAAGTTTGTTTAGTTGTTTCAACAAAGAAGGCCCCCAAACGTGGAGGCCTTTTTTGTCGGGTAAACATACACCTGCACTGGTGTAATTCTACAATCCGCTTAACTCGTTTTCGAGTTCTTTCATTATTTTTTCAATCTCTTGTTGAGTCATATACTCATCTGATATTTCAGTAAAGAATCCTTCGAGTGAAAATCCTTTAACATCACCTTGCTTAATGGATTGCCACACCTCATCATTGTCTATCTTCATTCCAATACACCACGTACCTTCAGGGAAAGAAAATCCAAAGTTTTGGCTCTTGTCAAATTGTCCCTCTGTGATCCATGACTCCACAACCGTACAACCTGCAATTGGGATTTCGTGTTCTAAATTGCTATTGTGATGCATATTTCTTTTAAGATATTCCTGCGCTATTTTATTGATGGTCTCCTTTGAGTATTTACAATAATACTCCCGCCCCACGGCATCAACTCGGTAAATCAATTGTTCGGGCAACATCACTGCACCATACACCATCTTGCGCTCACCTTCCTCAACTGCAGCTTGTTGTACTTTGCGTGTCTTAGATAGTGCTACAAAATCCACTTCAATAGCAGGATTTTCTACCAATGACATTGCGTGTACTCCAAGATATCCACTGTCATCAATGGTGTACTCAATGACTTTTACTTCTTCTTCTTTCATTTTATTTTATTAGTTTTGATTGGTCTAAAATCTTCTGTTGCGCATCCTGAGCGCTTGTCACATTAGTAGCTAAAACGTACGTTTGTAACGGTTGTGCTTTCGTTTGTCCATTGTTCAAGAAAGATAAATCCAATGCAGGTGCAGATGTAGAACCTCCACCGCCTCCACCCATTGCACCCCCACCTCCACCTGATGTAGATGGTGCATTTCCTGCGCTCTCATCAAATTTAGTTTTAGCAATTGCAGCCACGTTAGCAAGTCCCATTGTAAGTGCTATTCCTGCTTCAACGAATTGCGCACCAGTAGCCAACTTGATTGGGTTACCTCCTGCTGTTAATGCAGCGTTTACAGCCATATAGGTATTGATACCTGCTTGTGCAATACCCAATGCTTTATTTATTTTAAATCTTCTTTTTGCACCCTCCTTATCATTTTTACCAACCGCATCAGTAATTGCCATCAATGCACCAACTGCATTTGCTGCTATTTCAACTCTTTTTTGTTCAGCTTGTGCTTCGGCATCTAATCGCTCTTGGATATTCTTCTTTTTGACCTCCTTTAATTGGTCATCTAATGCGACTTCTTGTTGATCTAACTCTTGTTTCTTTTGATTGTATGCTATTTGCGCATCAACTCTTGCCTGTGTTCCTAATGCATAAGTATCTATTTGCTCTTGCAATCTTGCTAATTCAAGTTTGCGTTCTTCACCTAATACATATTTGAGCGCATTTAATCTTGCATTATCATCTTTAATTCTTTCTGCGTAGAACTTTTGATTTTCAAGTGACAATTGAGCAGTTGCTTCGCTTTCACTTTTCAGCAATTCGTTCTTTTCTTTGCTTAATGCAAGGTCATTCATCTGTTGTTCCGACCTTAACCCTGCAATTTTTGCACGTACACCATCAGCATTTGCAAGTGCTTGTGTTAATGCTACCTGGTTATCAATAGTATTGTTATGCTGAACCATTGCAGATGCTGCTGCTACTTGTGCATTTGCTGCTGCTAATTCCGCTTTCTCTTGTTTATCTAAAACATCAGCTAATTCATTATTAGCTTTAATCCTATCATCAATAGACTTTCGCTCATCATCACGTGCTTGGCGCAATAATTCAGCACTTCTATCATATTGTTCGGCTAATCTCGCTTGTTCTGCTGCGGCTAACTTAGCATTGTTTTGCAATGTGACTAATTGCTGATTTGCTTCAACAGTTTTACTTATATATTTACCAAAAGTTTCAACAGCAGTAGTAACTGTTTCCGTGACTTTGTCAACCGTATCATCAACCCCAGTAAGTACATCAATACTTTCTTTTCCTGCTGCCTTTAATGTCTCAAAAGATTTGGAAAATTCACCACTGAAAAATTCAGCTACTGCCTTTCCAATTAATCCCAATGTTTCACCAAAAGAAACAAAACGCTCAATGAGATTTTCTTTAATGGCCTCACCTAACTTTTGTAATGAACCAAGAGGATCCTCAAATATTGCTTTGAAATAGTCAACTACTTGCCCTGCATTTTCAGTAATAAAGTTGAATGTATCTTTTACAATATCTGACAATGTTCCCATTGCCACGCTGAAAAAATCAACTATTTTTTGATTACCTGCAAGGACTTCTTTTACCGCCCCAATAGCAGTAGCAACCAAACCAATAACACCCAAAGACTTGGCAATGTTACCTGCCATATCTTTGAAAGATTTAGTTGCTGCTGTTGCTGACTTTTTTGCATTACCTCCAATGTCATCAACCTTTTTGCTAATATTGTCAACCTTTTTAACAACACCGCTATCATCTATTTGAAATTCTAAAACGTATTTATTATCAGCCATTACAAATCATTTTTATTAAGTAAATAGTACCCATTAATAAAGTAGCAACAACGCTCAAATTGATGCCTTTGGTTAGCCAATTTGGTAACTTATTTTCGTGCGATGGATGCGTTGACTTAATGCCCATCTTTTGCATATCGCAAATATTCTTAAATGTTTGTTGTGGATTATTCATAATGATATTGGTTGTAAATTAATTGACCGCCAACAAAGATATTGTCTTGCGGATACGTGTCATTTTTAAGGAGCAAACGTGGAGCAAAAGTCAGTCCGATAATGTCCACATCAAACTCAAAGTTGCCGCTAAACGTTTCTAAATTTTCAGTTACAATGATTGCATCTTTCACGCTTAACACCCCTGCGCTTGTGGCTAAATGCAAATTAAATTCTACTACTCCATTGCCATCTATTCCAAGATTGATTTGTCCAACGGTTAGCATCAATTTTGCATACCAAACACAATCATCTGGAACGGTTATATAAATTCCCGAATTGGTTATTGTTATTGGTGTTGTGTCATTTGTGAAATCTCCACTACCTTTGAGTTGAATGATTCCGCTTTGATATTCACCTGCGTAATCTCCACCGCTACCAATGGTTATTCCTCTGTTGATTGCTTTTGCGTCTGTGCCACCTACCAAACTATTGGACACCTGCCTTTCAACTACATTCCTTGTTCCATATACAATCGTATTCAATACGCTTCTATCAATAGTGTTGTTGGGAGTAGTTATCAATGTAGTCGCATCAGTTACTTTGATTGGAGTTGTAGTAAGCAATTCATTTGAATTACCTGCCTTCAAAGTCTTTTCCTTTCCATCAGGTACCTTGGCAAAACAATTGTCATTCACCCATAAATATCCGTACAAATTGCAACACGCTTCAGTTGCCGCCGCAGGGTCTCCATTGCCATCCACAAATGGGACAGTTCCATTTGCATTCATTACACTATCTGGAACAAGTAAGCAATCGGGGGTCGCGCTCACCATTTTGATAAGTTTCACCTTCACCGTGTCCTGCATCCCCACCACATAGTCGCTAATTTCAAGAATCCTCCAATATGAATTTCTTATGAATATTTGGTCATTGTATTGGAATTGATAAATATCTGCAAAGTCCAAAGCAAAAAACGCTTCAATCACACGTGCATCAGGCGCATAAATGTCAGCTATGTAATCATTCCAATAACGTGCATACAATGTTTTCCAAGGTTGTGATTCGATTCGCTGCAAAGAGACCTCTTGTCCAAAGTTCAAATCTTCATCATCAATAGTCGGAATGTTACTTGTGTAATGGTTGAATAAATAGAAATATCTTGATGTGAAATTATTAGTTTCATTGTCATAAATGTCAACCTTTATTTGGTCATTAGTCTTGTAAAGAATGCGAGGCCCAGGTGCTACATAAGTTCCGCTTTCATTTATGTATTTTGGAATGGCAAAATCAGTATTGTTAATCAATGCGCAAGGTGAAGGAAAAAAGAATGATTCAACCTTGTAATCATTTGTGGCAAAGTCATTCTCAGGATCAACCAATTCCAACCGACCATAAACACGGTTACCTTGCGAATTGTAAATGTTATTTAAGTAGTCATTCGATTGCTTGTAAGTCCAAAGATTCTTTTGAGCTTGATAATCAGCCGTTGACGTTAATGTGATGTCCTTTGATATATCTAATTTATTTGACCAATCCTTTGTACTGCCTTCAGCAAGATATTCTAAAATTGGCTTTAATGTCAACAATCGTGGGTTGATGTCATCAGGAATAACTACCAAATTGAACATCTTGAAAAGTGATGAGATAAACTCACTGCATTTCATTATTGGTGCATTAATTTTCCAGTCAATTGGATTGCCATAAGTCTTTGATGCAGATACGCATTCAATATTGGAATTTTGATTAAATGGCTCAGTTGTTTCTGTACTTATATCTTTGAAACGCAATGCCCCTACAGGAAAGGTAGTTGCTGTTGTATCCCATAAAACTAATTCAACTGTTGTTCCAAATTCTAAAAAAAATTCATTAGTTGATGTAGCTCCTAAACTTACAGCTGCTGTTTGTTGTCCATTTATACCAAATAAAAATGTATTTGATAAACTAACTGGAGTAATAAATTTATCACCAATTGGAGTAGTTCTTAAAAATCCAAGTACTGCGCCGCCACTACAAGAATTATATTGCTCAATAGATAATACTGCATTGATTATGTAGTTACCACTAAATGGCGCAGTATAAATATTGTCTCCAGTTACGTTTGTACCTGGATCACTAATGATATTCATCGCAGGAACTGTATAGCTATAAATAGTTGTACCATCAGCAAGAGTAATTGGTGCAAAATCACTCCCATCAAATCCAACATTATCAATTCCACCTTCAACTCTATACACCGCTTGGTCACCATTGCCACCAATCATAACCATTGTGTTACCTTCACTTGTAAATGGTATCCACATCTTATCTAACTGCTCTGAAAGTGTGGTGCTATTTGCTTCATTGAATGTGAATCCACTCAATGCGAAAATCTTATCAAATATGTATCTTGATTTTACGAATGGAGTGAGTTCGTATGGCTTAACAATCTCCTCTAAAATTTGGTCATACCATAGCGTGGGATCATAATAAATAGACCGCCCATCGGATAAGCTATTGCCCACCCATTTGTTGCCCCTATCAGTTAATCCAAATTGGATATCTGCATAACCTGCAACATCATCAATTGTGCTGAATGTTATATCAATTGGATAATCAGTTTGTAGTTCTGAAGCTATGTAGTTTTTGAAATCAGCATCCCCAATGGTCTTGAAAAAATCCACTACGTTACCAAAGAATACAATCTCCAAATCGGACACTTCACCATTGCTTGTATATGCAGCTTTGAATTGAACATATCCCTCAATGATTGGAATGGTATCAACTGTGATTGATGCATTGATTTTGCGCTTTGGATTGAACCCACTGAATTGAAAAGTATTCTCTTGCACAAATCCAAATATCTTGGCATTGGTCTCCGTGAATGGAATGCGAAAAGTACGTGAAAAGTTACCACGTGGTGTGAGGTCTTTAATGTCATTGAACGAATAGTTCAAAGAGATGTTCTCATTTTCGTATAAGTCTACCAAATACGGAGTATTATCCGCTTGGGTATATAATATTAAAGCTGTTTCCATTTCTTAAATTTATGGGCAGTTACCGAATCCAATAGTGATATAAACGTTTCCTGAAATAGTACCTAACCACCCTGCGGGTAGACGAAAATCAAAATAACCAATATTGCCATTGTTTCCACCCCATACACCTGTCGCGATAATTGGAGTTCCTGGATCCATCATATCAAAATATGTAATAGTTCCACCGCTTAACATATTGCCTAATTTAATCCATCCAAATCTTTTTGCAGGCGGTTGTGATGGCATGGCTGTAGTGTAGTCAATTTGTACGTAATACGATTGACCTTGTACGGGAGTATCACCAATCACACCTACTCCAATTGTACAATATCTACCAGGCGTTGCATTGGTCAAAACTAAATTACACGCATCACCTAAATTAGTACCTAAAGTAATTGATGGAGCAGAACCAGATATATAAGTAAATGTATCAAAGAATACGCAAGGATCAGGGCCTGGTATTGGATATTGACTCGCAGTAATATTCAGCGTATCATATTCGTTCGCTAATTGAAGGCGCAATGATTGGTTATATTTACGACTATTCCTTTCACGGCGCATCAAATAGTTTGTGTCCTCAACAACAACAGGGAGAATAGTGTAACCATCAACGTTGTCATCAACCATCCATACTGATTTTGAGTAGAACAAGTCTTTCATCCACTTATATTCACTCTCAGTTACCCAATCGCTTGTTAAATTGATGAATGTCTTTGTAATGGGCTCACGCTCATTGAGTGACCTTGAATAATTCTTTGTGTCAAATGGAGTATCAACATCCGCCGTATTATAGTTGCCAAGATATGTCTTGTATCTTTTCTTTTCGACATCAATAGAACGCTCATTCTTTTTTATGAAAGAGTAGCTATCCCATCCACCTAATTGATTTAACCAATACAAATGCACTGGATTGTGTTTGCAATCCTCATCAATATAAAATCCGTACTTCGCAGTCACCTCATCCTCTGCTACGTCAATTCCAACTATTGTCCAAAAGGATGTATCGTCAGCTTGTTCTTGAGATATATATGCGCCATCCACTAAGTTCTTTAATCCTGCAGGAATATGAATTAATGCGCCATCTAAGAATGCCATAAGAATGTCAAATGTTATGATTTCAGCATATGCGTTGTCATATAATACATATCTAAAATTCTCAATGTTTACGTAGGGATAGTTTTGATTTATGAAAGTGCCATCATCCGCAATCCAAGAAAGAATCTTGTATGCGCTATCCTGAGCGCCTGTAACATTAGACCTTGATATGCGTTGCCAATTGATAACCTCTTGTTGTAATGTCGCAGGAATATTGATCCGTGAAGCTATGGTCTCAGCGTTAAAACCTATCGTATTGTCGTAGCATTGGCTAAGTGCGATTGGTTTGGTGTCGTTACTACCCATTACAAGGAAATTGCTTTTACCTTTGCCATATACGCACATCAAATCATAGGTAACTGTGACTGAATCGTCCTCAGTGAATACCCCTGCTACATCATATCCCTCAAAAAGTCGTATCTTGAATTTTCCCACTAAATTATCATTCATTACTAACGCATCGGATATTTGCAGTATCACATCATCACTATTGGGAATAGTTACGCCAGTCGTTACTAATTGGTTAAAGATAGTCTTTGCATTAAATACACCACTACCTACCGCATTGGGCGCAATATAAAATTTGTACTCATTGCCAGTTAATGAATCTTCTATTTCTACCACGTATTTGAAGCCACTATTTGCGAACTCGGATGAAGTCATTGTGAATGAGACATCGTTGTTTGAGTAGCACATTCCTTTGAATTCATCTACTCCTTGCGCTGAAAG